GGTGGTTTACAGCCGCAAACGTTAGTTAGCGACAGACACCAGATATGGTTAATTGGGATTCTCAATAAGGGTCATATAATTTGGTTAATTACTGGCATATATTCCTGTAACGCACTATTATCAGGGCATGGAAAAGACAATGAATAGTAAATATAATGTTGCGATGGCTCAAAAAATTGAGTTATGGGACGTTGCGAGATTAATACCTTACGATAAAAACGCAAGAGAGCATAGTCCAGAACAAGTTGCACAAATAGCAGCGAGTATTATTGAGTTTGGTTTTTTAAATCCAATTTTGGTCGATAGTAAAGACGGCATTGTTGCTGGTCATGGGCGATTGTCTGCTGCAAAAGAGCTTGCTTTAGATGTTGTACCTGTTGTAGTTTTAGATCACTTAACTGAAAATCAAAAAAAAGCATATATTCTTGTTGATAATAAATTAGCTGAGAACGCAACTTGGAATGAGGATTTATTAGCAGAGGAAATAATAAAATTAAATTTACAAGACTTCGATTTAAATATTTTGGGTTGGACTGATGAAGAAATAAAAGCTTTGCAAGAAGATGGCTGGGCTAGTGATATTGAAGATGTAGAAAAAAACGAAGAAAATCTCGATGGAATTATGGGAAAAATTGTTATTAAATTAGACCCTGACTATAAAGACCAAGTTGTAGATGCAATAAATAAATTTGCTGAAGAAAATAATATTGAGGTTGATGTTAGTTAATGGATAGTTACCTCAACATACTTATAGCATATCCCTATTTTCAAAAATCACCTGATGCTTATATAAATAGTCTTAACAGGTGTAATGGTAAATTTCGGTTTTTGTTAGATAGTGGTGCGTTTACTGCGTGGAAGGCAGGTAATCAAATTAATATTGATGATTATTGTAGTTTTTTAGAAAATTTAAAAATAAAGCCTTGGAGGTATTTTACATTAGATAAAATTGGTGATCCTATAGGTACACAAAAAAACTACGAAATAATGTTAAAACGTGGTTTTAAACCTATACCAATATTTACAAGGGGTGAAAGTTTAAGTGTTTTAGAGGACTTTTATAAAACTAGCGAAGTTGTTGGAATTGGTGGTTTAGTGGGTACGCAAAAAAATAAAGGTTTTGTAAGGGGTATTATGCGTCATGTTGGGAAAAGAATGGTTCATTGGCTAGGTTTTACAGATATAAATTTTTTAAAATACTTTAAACCTTATATGTGTGATAGCTCTACATGGGAGTCGGGTGCTAGGTATGGTCAATTACGTTTATATTTAGGCAAAGGTCAATTCGTAAGTATAAATAAAAAAGAATTTAAAGATAAACCAAAAAAACAAATACTGGAAAGAATTAAATGGTTAGGGATTGATCCTTACATTATGCAAAACAAAGAATCTTGGCATGGTGGTAATTCTTATTCACGAAGTTTATGCGCAAGAAGTGGCGTATCACTATCTGTCGATATAGAAAAAAATATAAAAACAAAATTATTTTTAGCAACTGCTACACCATTGGCGGTTGACTTACTTGTTGATGGCTTCAACGAACTTTATGGAGGTAAAAAATGAAAGCTGTAGCAATCATGTCAGGGGGTATGGATTCAGTAACCCTTGCCTATTATTTAAAACAAAAGTACAAAGACTTACATTTAGTAAGTTTTGATTATGGCCAACGTCATAAAAAAGAACTTGAATGTGCTGTTATACAGGCAGACATTTTAAAAGCAAAACATGAAATTATTGATATTAGTGGTATTAGACCATTATTAAAAGGAAGTGCTTTAACTGATGCAATTGATGTACCCGAAGGACATTATGAAGAAAAAAGTATGTCCCAAACAGTTGTTCCAAATAGAAACGCAATAATGCTAAGTATTGCTTGGGGTTTAGCTTGTAGTACTAGAGCAGATGTTTTAGCTTGTGGGGTACATTCTGGAGATCATCATATATACCCAGATTGTAGACCTTACTTTATACAAAATTTAAACGAGAGTTTAAGGATTGGGACTATGGATCATAGGAAAGAAAATTTAGAATTAATTGCACCATTTATAAATCACGACAAAACGTGGATAGCAGCAAAAGGTAAAGAGTTAGGAGTACCGTTCAAATATACTTGGACTTGTTATAAAGGGTTAGAAAAGCATTGCGGAAAATGTGGTGCGTGTGTAGAAAGAAAAGAGGCTTTTAGAGATAGCGGGGGTAATGACCCGACTATTTATGAGGATTAATTATGAACAGTATTTCTAAAATTATTAGGGATAGATTTGATGAACACAAAATTAGTTACTTTGCTAATGACAATATTTCGGATTTTATTTCTGAAGATGAATTAGCAAAATTACAAATTGAACTAAAAGATAAACTCAACGAGCTTTTAGATGTTTTGTTAATTGATAGAAAAAACGATCACAATACATTGGAGACAGCAAATCGTGTTGCAAAAATGTATCTACACGAAGTTTTTAAAGGTAGGTATCACAAGCAACCTAAAGTAACTGATTTCCCAAATTATAAAAATTTAGATCAAATATATACAGTAGGTGCTATTAGTGTTAGGTCTGCTTGTAGTCATCATTTAGTACCAATTATTGGTAAATGTTGGATTGGTGTAATACCTAGTGACCGAGTTATTGGTTTAAGTAAATTTAATAGAATTGTTGATTGGGTAATGTCACGACCACAAATACAAGAAGAAGCAGCAATACAATTAGCAGACACAATAGAAAATTTAATAAAGCCAAAAGGTTTAGCAGTAATTGTAAAAGCAAAACATCAATGTATGACTTGGCGTGGTGTTAAAGATAATGAAACTGAAATGGTAACAAGTGTAATGCGTGGAATATTTAGAGAAACTGCAGAAGCAAGAAGTGAATTAATGGATATATTTAAAGGTCAGGGTTATCAATAATGGGTAAATTTAAATCTACAAAAACATATAAAGCGTCAAAGGGTTTTAGTTGCTGCTTTAGGCAATATAAAGCCAAATCACATTGCCGTTTTTTACATGGATATTCATTAGAAATTAAATTAGAGTTTGAAGCTAAAAATCTTGACGAAAGAAATTGGGTTGTTGATTTTGGTGGTTTAAAAGAACTAGAGAAACAATTTAGAGAAACATTCGACCATAAAACATTAATTGATAAAAACGACCCACATATTGAGTGGTTCGAAACAGGACAAGATTTAGGTTTATTAGAATTAGTTATTTTAGAAGACGGTGTAGGTTGTGAGATGTTTGCTTACAAAATACATAAACTTGCTAAAGATTGGCTTGATAATAGTGAGTTCGCAAACAGGTGTGAAATTACTAAAGTAGAAGTAAAAGAACACGATACAAATTCTGCTATTTATTTGCCATGATTAATTTTAGTTGGAAGTCTTTTGACAGCGCAGTTAAATTAGCTGTCACTAAATATAAAGATCAAAAGTTTGTTGGTGTTTATGGTATTCCACGAGGGGGCTTATGTTTAGCGGTTGCACTTAGTCACTATTTAAAAATTCCATTACTTGATTTACCTCAAGACAATTGTTTAATTGTTGACGATATATATGATTCGGGTAAAACCTTAGAAGAATACAAAAAATATAAAAATTGTAGTTATTACGTTTTAATATCTAAGCAAGACCCTACATATTTTTCAAGTTTTATAACTACAAAATCAAAAGGGTGGGTTATTTTTCCTTGGGAAAATGTTGAAAACGCAAAAACAGATAAGGAGGAATACTATGCTAAAAATTAATGAAATTTTTGATACTATACAAGGCGAAGCTTTTTATACAGGTACACCAGCAACTTTTATAAGATTACAAGGTTGTCCAGTTGGTTGTCATTGGTGCGATACGAAACATACATGGTCAGAAGGTACAGAAAAATTAAGAGTTGAAATTGATGAGATGTTACACAAAACAAAGGACTCACCAAAGTGGTCAGATTTAACTGAGCGTCAAATACTCAAAATTGTAGAAAAATTAAAACCTAGACATTTTGTATTAACAGGTGGAGAGCCTTGTTCACAAGATATATTCGAGTTAACAAGGTTGTTGGCAACTATTGGATCAGTACAAGTTGAAACAAGTGGAACACATACAGTAAATGTTTATCATAAGACTTGGGTTACTGTTAGTCCTAAAATTGATATGCTTGGGGGCTTAGAAATACTTAATTCAGCCTTAATACGTGCAAATGAGCTTAAAATGCCGATAAATGGCCTAAAAGACGTTAAAAACTTACAAAAATTGGTTAAAAAGTCTAATTATGGACAAATGGTTTGGCTACAACCAGTTAGTCAAAAGACAGAAAATACTGATTTATGCGTAAAAACAGCTATGGATAATAAATGGCGTATAAGTATCCAGACTCATAAGTATATGGGGGTAAGATAAATTTATGGACGCAAAAGCTTACGCAATACACAGAAAGGTAAGTGGAGCAATGGTTACTAAGTATCTACAACAAGGAATGATTCCTAGTGCCAAACAAATTGGTCGAAAATGGTATATTGATCCGGAAAAAGCGGATCAGGAATTAGATTTAGCTTTAGGTCGTACAAACCAACAAATAACAACAAAAATAAAACCTAAAGAGTATATAGATCAAAGTCAAAAAAGTCCTATGCCGTCTTTAGCAGCAAATAGGGCTATAAAAGAGATGTATGCAGCTAGATTACAAAAATTAGAATTTGAAGAACGGTCAAAGAAGTTAGTACCATTTGATGAATTAAAACTTGAATTATCTAAATTACATTTACAAGTAAGGGATAACTTACGAACAATACCTGATAGAATCTCACCAATAGTAGCTGCGGAAGATGATCCCGCAAAAATCCATACCATAATTACAAACGAAATTCGTGATTGCTTGGAGGGGCTAAAATCAATTGACATTAGTTAAAACATTAATTAAAGATTGCATTAACAACTTACAGTTTGAGGAACCTTTAAATGTTGCTGAGTGGGCTGAAAAGCATAGAGTTTTAAGTAGTAAATCTAGTAGTGAAGCAGGTGCTTGGAAAAATAAAAGGACACCTTATTTAGTAGAACCTATGGATTGCTTATCAACAGACAATCCAATACAAAGGGTAGTTTTACAATTTGGTTCACAACTTGGTAAAACTGAGGCGGGTTCGAATTGGCTTGGTTATGTAATATCTCACTCACCTGCCAGTATGCTTGTTATTCAACCGACTTTAGAGATGGCAAAAAGATTAAGCCGTCAACGATTAGAAGGGCTTATTAATGATACACCTGTTTTAAGTAATTTAGTTGCACCCGCTAGAAGTAGGGATAGTGGCAATACTATGTTTTCTAAAGATTTTCCGGGAGGAATAATGGTTTTAACAGGTGCTAATAGTGCTGTTGGTTTAAGGTCAATGCCTTGTAGATATATTTTTATGGACGAAATTGATGCTTTTCCACCCGACCTAGACAATGAGGGTGATGCTGTAAGTTTGGCCGAAAAAAGAACAATGACATTCAGTAGGCGTAAAATTTTAATGACATCAACGCCAACTATTAAAGACTTTAGTCGTATTGAGCAAGAATATTTAGAAAGTGACCAACGTAGGTATTATGTTCCCTGTATTCACTGCGGTCATATGCAATATTTAAAATGGGGTAATGTTAAATGGGAAAACAACGATCCTAAAACTGTTAAATATGAGTGCGAGAGTTGTGGCAAAAAATTTGTAGAAAAAGACAAACATTATTTCTTAGAACGTGGTGAATGGAGGGCGACTGCTCCAAGTGATGGCAAAACTGCGGGATTTCATTTAAATGGTTTATATTCTCCACTTGGTTGGAAAGGGTGGGAAGAAATTGTTGATGATTTTTTAAAAGCCAAATCTGACCCACAAAGATTAAAAACATTTGTCAATACAGTTTTAGGGGAGACATTCGAAGAGAATTATGCAGCAAAAGTAGGTTCTGATGTATTAATGGAACGGGTTGAGTCTTATGAGTCCAATATGATACCAGAAAAAGCAGTTGTAGTTACTGCTGGTGTTGACGTACAGGACAATAGATTAGCTTTATCAGTTTGGGGCTGGGGTCGTGGTGAAGAAGGGTGGCTAATAGACCATCAAGAAATTTATGGCGATCCCGGAAGTAGTGAGTTATGGAAACAATTAGATCAATTATTAATAAGACCATTTAGACATGAGTTAGGTAATCAATTAAAACCTGATGTTATTGCTGTGGACTCTGGGGGGCATTTTACAAACGAAGTATATGCTTATACAAGAGATAGACGTAAATATGGAGTTATTGCTATAAAAGGTGCAAGCGTTAAAGACAAACCACCTATAGGAAAAGGTAAAAAATTAGATTTAAACTGGAAAGGTAGAATTATTAAACAGGGTGCAGAATTATTTACAGTTGGTACGGATACAATAAAAACAACATTGTTTTCAAGGTTACGTCATGTAGAGGAGGGTGCTGGTTATTTACATTTTAATGTAAAAGCAGATGAAGAATACTTTAAACAATTAACTGCTGAAAAACAGATTATTAGATTTGTTAAAGGATTCCCTGTTAGGGAATGGGTAAAAAAATCATCTGCAAGAAACGAAGCTTTAGATACACTTGTTTACGCTTATGCTGCATTACATAGGCTTTATCAAAAGAAAGATAGAAGAACAATTTGGGATAATTTTGAAGAAAGAGGGCGAATTAAGGGTAAATTAAAAGAAAATAAGGGTGAAAAAGACTATATTAGTGAGCTAAGATCAAGGAAGAGGGTTGAAAAACCTAAATTTGTTTCATCATGGTAAAACTGTGACTATTCCAAAAAAAATTATTGCGGGGGATTACATACAATGGACTCTCAACGCAACTCAAGATCATTTTGGCAATCCAATATCAAGCCCAGATTGGTCAGTTGTTTATTATTTAAGAACTAATAAGCAAAATTTTGCAGCTACTATTAATAGCACAGCACATGAAGATGGTTTTAAATTTACTATAAGTAATGCTACTTCAGCTACGTTTCCAGATGGCTTATGGTTTTATCAGGCTATGGCTAATAAGTCTGGTAATGAAAGACAAACTATAGCTCAAGGACAATTTACAGTTTTAGAAAGTACTTTATATTCTGGTAGTAACCCTAAAGCCTTTGATGGAAGAACACAATTAAGAAAAGATTTTGATGCTATAGAACAAACAATTAGGGCTTTAAGTACTGGTCAAGCTGTTCAAGAATATAAAATAGGTAATAGAAGTCTTAAAAAATTTGATTTAAGTGAATTAATTATTATTAGAGATAGATATAAAAGAGATTTGATTAAAGAGGAAAAGCAACAAAAGATTGCAAATGGTGAGGGCAATCCTCATAATTTATATATTCGTACAAGAGGTTAATTATGGCTTGGCATACACCAATTACAAGATTATTTGCTAAACAACCAGAAGTACAAAAAATAAAAAGAAGGCGTTATGCAGGTGCAGCAATATCACGTTTAACAGATGGGTGGGTTTCTAGTAATACATCTGCAGATGCAGAAATTAAGGTAAGTTTACGCAAATTAAGGGACAGAAGTCGACAATTAATGCGAGATAACCCTTATGCAAAGCAAGCTAAGAGAACAACACAAATAAATGTTATTGGTCAAGGTGTAAAACTTCAATGTATGGTTCCAGCTATTAGAGGTAAGAAAAAAGATAAAAGATTAAGCATGATGATAGAAAACGAATGGAAACAATGGTGTAAAAGAGATAACTGTGATGTGTCAGGTCAAAAGAGTTTTTTTATGCTTGAGAATTTAGCAGTTGGTGCTTTAGTAGAAAGTGGTGAAGTATTTTTAAGAATAGTTAGAAGAAAATTTGGTAAAAGTACAGTTCCTTTAGCACTTGAAATTATTGAATCAGATTTATTAGATGATGAGTATTCTGGCAAACCAGCAAGAAAAGGTAATGAATGGAGAATGGGAATTGAAGTTGATAAGTTTGGTAGGCCACAAAGATACGCTTTTTTAAATAAACATCCCGGAGATAATTGGTTTGAGAATAGTTATGAGAATCAAAAACATACAATAATAAATGCAAATGATATTATTCATTTATTTATACAGGAACGTCCCGGACAAAATAGGGGTGTTCCGTGGCTCAGTTGCGTGATGGACGATATGCACCAAATGTCGGGCTATGAAAGTGCTGCAGTAATTCGAGCTCGAGCGGGTGCTAGTTTAATGGGATTTATTAGTTCTACCGAAGGTGAATTAGAAGCAGATGATGTACAAGAAGAACAAAGACTTACAGATTGGGAGGCAGGTGTTTTTAAATACCTAAATCCGGGAGAGGAAATTACAGTTCCGAATATTAGTAGTCCTGACAGCCAGTATGAGATGTATGTAAGAGCCAAAATTAGGCGTTTCGCGTCTGGACTTGGATGTAGCTATGAAACGATTTCTCGAGATTTCTCGGAAACGAACTATTCAAGTTCACGTTTAAGTTTG